GCACAATCCACTGAATGGGGTCATATCTACGACTATCTCACGGTCTTCGGTAAGGATAGAGTGGTTGCTGGAGATTTTGGCAAATTTGACAAGCGCATGGGTTCTTGCTTCATCCTGTACGCATATTGGATCATTGTGCAGTTTGCCGCCGCGGCAGGTATGGATCAGGACGCCATTGACGAGATTTGGTGTGTCGCAGAGGACACGGCTTTTGCCTTTACCAACTTCAACGGTGATTTGATGATGTTCATGGGTTCAAATCCGTCAGGCCATCCTCTCACAGTCATTGTGAACAGTCTCGTGAATTCATTGTACATGCGATACGTCTTCAGACAAGTTGCGCCAGAGTCGGAAAAGGCACACTTCAAGCGTCATGTGAGGCTGTATACCTATGGAGATGACAACATCATGGGGGTACGGCGTGGTTCAGATTGGTTCAACCACACCGTGATCGCAAGCAAATTGGCTGAGATCGGGGTTGAATACACAATGGCGGACAAAGAGAGTGCGTCGGTGCCATTCATCGATATCAAGGATGCTTCGTTCCTCAAGAGGACATGGAGGTATGATGAGGAAGTTGGTGCCATGCTGGCACCATTGGACGAAACATCCATTCAAAGTTCGTTGATTATCGGTATCATCGACAAAGATACTGTTCCTCAAGCCCATGCTGTTGCAGTCATGCAAGGTGCATTGAACGAATACTTTTTCCATGGCAGGGAGAAGTTTGAGGAATGGCGGAAGAAGTTTGAAGCAGTCATCATCGCGGAAGGTTTGACAGACTGGATGGTTGGTGAGCTTCGGACTTGGCAGGAGTGTTGCGCAGCTTTTGAGCGGTCTTCGCGATCGTATGAACGCGTGCGGGCAACACACAATGATGGGTGGCTGGACACCCTATGCTAGATAGCAGCGCAAAAACCAGTGCATCTTGTAGTTACTGACTTCCGATTTGAGCAACAAGGAAGTAGCGTGGACAGATGTACATTCACCAGGGCGTTCCCCGAAGTATGTATTTACATATGGTCTCGGTTGATGGACCACAAGCTCCGAAAGTACCTCATGGCATGAGTCAGCCATGGGGTCCATAAACAGACTTGCTAAACAAAACAAACAAACAAACAAACAACAGAAAACACAAAACCAACAAACAACAGAAAACAACGAACAGGAACAAAGACTAGAAAATGCTATTGTAGAAAAAGAATGCATGTGTGTCCATTGTTTTGAAGTGAAGTGTGCATTACAATCTTCTGAATCAGTCATCCAGACTTCGGTCACCAATGAAGAGATCGCCACATTCGTCGATGCAAATGATGAACATGTGGAAGAGATTTCGGCAACCACAACAGAAGTGACGACTGGTGACCTGCAGCAACACGGAGAACTGGCCAAGTTTTTGGAGCGCCCGGTGCGCATCCACGACTATTCTTGGTTGGAGTCCGCGGCAACAGGCTTTGTAGCGGATATCGAACCCTGGGATCTGTTTCTCAATTCGTCACAAGTCAAGAGCAAGCTCAACAACTATGCATGGTTCAGGGGGAAATTGCACTTGAAGTTCGTCATCACTGCATCCCCCTTCTATTATGGGTTGTTGATGGCATCGTATTGCCCAATTCCAGACTATGTTGATGCCGCGGCAGGTACAGGTACTTATTCCTACATGGGTCGCTCTCAGCGGCCTCATGTCATGATCACTGCAGCGGATAGCAAAGGAGGAGAACTTGTCGTCCCATTTATCTATCCACGCCAGTTCATCAACATCAAGGAGCGGCAAAAAGCAAAGGATCTTGGAGTGATCACGTTTCAGATCTTGTCGCAATTACGCTCCGCAAACGGTGTCACGGGTTCAGGTGTGACTGTTCAAGTGTATGCCTGGATGTCTGATGTTGAACTCCATGGTCCAACGGTTGGTCTCGCGTTGCAGAGTAAGTCGTATACCGAGACGGGGGCTGTCTCGGCTGCGGCTTCAACTGTAGCTGGCATTGCCTCCAAGATGAAAACCTGGCCGTTCGTGGGTAAATTTGCTCAAGCCACAGAAATTGGAGCCTCTGCTCTCGGAAACGTCGCTTCCATCTTCGGCTTCACCAATGTGCCTGTGTTGGAGTCGGCGATGCCGGTCAGACCCTCACCATTCCCTCAGCTGGCTTCTACGGAGATAGGCTATCCAGTTGAGAAGTTGACAGTTGACCCCAAGAATGAATTGGCCATCGATGGCGCACCGGTCAACCTGGAGTTGGAGGATGAGCTACAGATCGCGCACATTGCTCAGAGAGATTCCATTTTGACCATCTCGACTATCAACACGTCGGATGCAGTGGATCAACAGCTGTTCCGAATGGCTGTGACGCCTGATCTTTGGAATCGTGAAGTTTTCGCAGATTACGACACAAACTATCTGACTCCTCTTGCCTTTGCAGCGCAACCTTTCAAGTATTGGCGTGGCGATGTCATTGTGAGGCTCGACTTCATTAAGTCCAAGTATCACCGTGGTCGCGTCATTGCGTCTTGGGAACCGTCAGCAACTGCAGGTGACAATGTGTCCACAGCTACGGACGCTATGGGCAGGGCCATCACATCAGTGCTAGATTTGGGAGCTGAATCGTCACTTGAGATGCGTATCCCCTACAATCAGGCTGTTCCATGGTTGCGGATGTATCAAGGATATCAACCGCAGTATGCAGTACGCGGTGCCAATGTCAATCAGTCCAATTATGATCAACAGTATCACAATGGATTGTTGACGGTACGCGTGCTCAACGTTCTCACTGCTCCAGTCGCAACTTCAACGGTCGATTTCGTGGTCTCTATCAGAGGAGCCGACAATATTGAATTTGCGAATCCGACACAGCTGCCACAATGGTCGCGTTTCGTCACGCAGTCACTTGTCTTCAATGAACCGGCCCAGCAGGCGGATCTCGGTAGTGTCAGCGGCACTTCTGACAATCTCTACAAGGTCTCCATGGGCGAGGCCGTGCGGAGTTTTCGCACTCTGATACGCAGATCGACTCTCAATGAAGTCATCGTTGTTCCTTCAGATACCACCAACCAACTGGCCTACTACTGGGCGCGCAGGACACGTTATCCTGTGCCCCCTGGTTATTGTGTCGGTGGTTTTCAGCAAGCACGCAATGTGGCTGGCACTGCGAATGTGGGCTACAATTGGTCCATTCTCCATCTCATATCGTACCTCGCGCCGTGCTTTGCCGGTGCGCGTGGTTCTGTGATGTGGCATTTGAACGCAGTGAACATGTCGGGAGGGTTTAACACGCCCACCCCTGTCAGAGTTGTTCGTTCTCCACAATTCACAGCGACTGGAAGCGGTCTCATCACTCAGTCAACGAAAACTGGGGCCAATGATGCGCGCTTCTATGCTATCAATTGTGAGCGAGAGGAAACAGGAGCCGCACTCACGACCACGACCACCAATCAAGGGTTGTCAGTGTCGATTCCAAATCAAACGCCAGCACTGTTTCAATCATGTACTTGGGATGCTATGACAAAGGGTGCCTCCACTGAGGCCATCATTGACGATCAAGATTTCTTCACCACTGAAGCAATCTACTATCCTGCACAGGGGCAGACAAC